TAGAAGCACCATAAGGTACAACCATATCTTCAGCTGGAACAAACAATGATACTTGGCGTTCTAGTGCTGGGTCATAATAAACTTTCTTGAACGCATTTCCTGCTAAACCTAGTCCCCACAACATTCTTTCATGTTCAGGTCTATACTCTGGCATTTTATCCATGAGTTGATAGTTCATATTCTCTTGTACACGTTGAGATGCTTCAACACATTCAGGTGTTTCTTTGCCAATAATAGAAGTCTTTACAGGGCCTGCAGCTGGAAAGGTTTCCATCATTGTTTCAGCTTGGAATTTAACAAGGGCTTCGGAGAGTAGTGGGTGATAGACAGCACATGCGCCTTCCCACGGTTCAGTGCGTTCTTCAATTTTAAGACCAAGAAGTTCTAAGCCATCAACATAAGTTTCAAGCCAGTCTTTTCTTGAGTTTACATCATTAGAAAAATCTTCGAGTAGATCTGAAGCAATTTCAGCTAAGTATTTTTCATCTAGTTCTTCAGCTAGATTTGCAGAAAACTCATCATCATCCATTCTATCTGGATCAATAACTATTTCCGTATCACCTATACCAATAGTAACTTTTTCTGGATCTTCTATTTCTATTTCAATAGCTTCTTCTGATTCAGCTATTTCTTCAATTCCTTCTGGAGCTGCATATAACCCTTTATCTATATCTGCCATTTTTACTCTGCCTCTATATATACGTCACAATTTCTGTTGCTTTTTAATATGTTCCATATAGCTGGAACTACTTGTAAATTAGTGGGCTTGTGTAAGCCGCTTTTAGTTAACGGCACAATGTGATCAACATGCCATTTCATTCCTGTGTTTTTTGTTTTAACTTGCGCTAATTTATACATGTCTTCTATTTGTTGTTTAGCTTCTTTAGTTAAATATATAGTGGCTCTAAATTTTAATGCCCGTCTATTTGCTTCCCAAGTTGCTCTTTTACTTTTATTTCTACATGCCCATTCTTTTTTTGCTTTTTGAGCTTTTTCTTTATTGTTTAAATCCCATTTTCTTTTTAATCTTGCTGCTTTTACTTTATTTTTTTCTTGCCATCTTCTGGCTCTTGCTACATGTAACTCTTTAATATGATCTTTGTTTTTTTCTAAGTATGCTCTCAACTTTTCTTTAGAGTTATACGGCATAATATTTTTTATGGTTTCTTCCTCTAAACATCTTTATATCATCTTCTTCATCGGAAGGCAACCTAATAAATCCGCCCTGCCTAAACCTAGCTAGCGCTAGCGTTGTTGAATCAACCAAGTCATCGTTGGCTCCCGACGGAAAATCATTACACTCTTCTATAACTTCTTTGGCCCATCGTCTATCAGGAGCCCAAACTATACCACTTCTAAACAAATCGCTAACTGCGTTAACGCGGCTAATCTTGTCTTGCCCTTTTCCAGGAGTAAACTCTCCCACAGGAATTCCCATTCTTCTAAATTCTTGATACAACGCAGCGCCGTTAGACTTTTTCTCTACAATGAACGAGTCTGGCTCCCATTCTCGGTACTCTTCCAGACATAACTCCTTTAACTCCGGAAACTCTAGCCTTTCTTTAACTGCGTTGAGCAATATAATGTTGTAATTGTCTACTTCCTCGTTAAAAAAGACACCCCACGTAGTTAACGCATTGTAATCAGACCTATTGTTCTTCTCTTGAGCCGCATCTAGCGTCATTATTATAAATTCACACGGTGGTGGGTTTTCTTCTTCCCATATCTGCCACCAATCTCGCTTTATTAGCGCACCTTCTTCAGAAGTTGGGTTTTGTAAGTATTGTGCGTTCCAATATCTTATGTCTAGTGCCGCTTTTTTGCTCTGTAGCTCCTCTAAGGGCCAGAACTCAGGCCATAATGACGCTTCATTTCCGCCCTTATCCTCAATTATTGCAGGGAATTCAACAACTTCCCAGTCATCAACGTCATCATTCTTAACCATTTGGTTAATTATCTGTCCTGTCAAGTCTAATTTAGACCATCTAGTCATAACTACAATAATTGCACCACCAGGCATAAGCCTTTGAATTGGTCCTGATTGAAACCACTCCCATGCAGGGAGAAATACTTCTGGTTTGCCTAACTTTGCATCTTGCTCAGAGTGAGGATCGTCAATTATGAACAGGTCTGCTCCACGACCAGCCAAAGCACCACCAACGCCAATAGCGAAATACTCGCCGTTATAATTGGTACCCCACCTACTTGCGCTTTTACTATCTGCTTGTAACTCCACTCCTGGAAAAATGTCTTTATAGGGGTCAGAACCCACAAGGTTACGTACTCGGCGGCCAAAGTTAACAGCCAAATCAGCTGTGTGGGAAGCCATAATAATTTTCTTGTGAGGATACTTACCCAGGAACCAAGCTGGTGCCAGATACGAGATAAGTTCTGACTTACCGTGTCGAGGTGCAATGTTAACAATAACTCTTTTCTTTTTTCCTTGAGCGATTTCTTCAAAGATTCTAGCCAATTTTTCATGATGTGCTCCTACTTTATAACCTGGATAGACGTGGTTAACGAAGTCTAAAAAGGTGTTTTGTCTGTTTGTCAATTGTGTCTTAGCTTCCAAAGCGTCCAACAGCTGTAATAATTCTATTTGTTCGTTCTTAGGTAATGATCCTATATTGTCAAGTGCTTGTTTTAATTTAGCAGGTTCTATTCCAGGTATATTAAGATTCATCTGATTCTAAATCTTCGTGTTTAATTGAACCTAGTTCGTTATCTATTTCTTCATAGTCTGTATCTACTGTGTAGCCGTGCCCTAGTATTTTAAATAGCTTAGATTTAATTTGGTTTTGTAATTCTTCGGGATCATCATGTTTAATCACTACTTCAGTTTTTTCGGAGAACAGTCCTACATCAGATATTTTACCTAGTAGCTCTAAAGCTTTTAGTCTGTGTCTTGGATCTGTTAACCCGGTGTCTTCTATAAGTTTGTTTGTAATAAATCTACGAAGTTGCACAGCTTCTGACACAACTTGATGGTCATAGTCTGACAGCATTGCATATAAATGTTGCACTGTAGCTGGTGTGTTTAATGCTTTGTTTATTGGGCTTGATGTTTTGGTTTTAATGTCTGGGTCAGTAAACGCTTTAAATAATTCTTCTGCTTCTACTTTTTCAGATGAACTGACTGGTATTTCTGCACCACCCTCTACTAAAACTTTAGCCGTCGCCGTAGCAACTTTAACTTTCTTATCAAAGGTTGTAGCTTTTTCGTCGTCATAATCATCAGGCAACGGTTTATCAATTTCAGGTTTGATTGTAATTGACATATTTATCCTACTGTGGTTTGCGCATTTATGCGTTGTTGAGAACAGTATAAATCAAAAAGTCAATAAAAACAAACAGAAAACGTAAAGCAACACTAAATATAAACAAGTGTTTAGTAGTGCAAATAATGTCCATAGTATATTCATGCAGTAATTGTAATCATGTTTGTTACTTAATGTGGTAGTGATTATCATTCGCGTTTTTTAAAATTTTTGCAAAATATTTTTTTCGAAGTGCAAAACTATTTGCCCGGGGGTAGGTGCACAAAAACGGGGGGTGGGGTTACATTGTCCAGGTTTATGATCGATTTCAAAAATATTATATATTATTTGAGCATATTACTATGTATATAGGATGTGACGGAGTCCCATATGACCGTATTCCACTGGGGGTGGGGTGGGTTGTAAAAGGTGGACAATGTCCAAGATAGGAGTATACTGTAGTTATCCCTTGAGAGAACACGCAAGTCGAAAGGGGTTCGACAAATTCTCAATTATGAGATTTTGTAAACTTTAAAAACTTTATGGAGAAATTCAAAATGAAAGATAATAAAAAAGCAACATGGACAACAGTTCTAAATGACGAGCAACAAGTGGCAAGTGACAACGCTCAATCCCTTATGATACAAGGGGCAGGAAGTATTGAGCAATCAGTGGAAGTTTCTGCTGTAACATTGGGAGAAACTCCTACCCTAGAATTATGGGTTGCATGGTTCGATAGTCTCAAAACGGGTTGGATAGAATCAAAAGGGGTTGCAGAAAAAACTGCTGAAAAATATTTAACTGATACTAGAGCAATATTAAAAGATAAATATGCAATGACGAAACCCCAAAGCGAACAAGCAAAAGCAATAGCCGAGAAAAGAGCTGAACAAGAAAAAGCGTTTGCTCATCTCAGCAATGCCGAGCTAGTCGAATCAATAGCAGTCTCGACTGATAAAAAAGCTTCACAAGCTTTGAATGATATCCTAGTTAAAAGAAACAAAGCATCACAAAAAGACGAGGACAACAACGCTAAAGAATTGGTAAAATCTAGCATTAAAGAAATTACCGATTGGATTAAATCAGATAATTCTATCGAGGTTCAAGTTTCCAGAGCCGAGAAAATTATGGCATTTATTACAAAATCTTAATTACGAGATTTTGTAAAACTTAGGGCTACTTCGGTAGCCCTTTTTTTTGTCACTTTGTGACCGTATGACCGTATTGGTTATCCAATACAGGTTGGCTAAAATAATGGTTGGCTAATTTGATCGAAGTTAACTTAGTTAACAACACACCACTACAGGTTCTCAGGTTACATTAATGTCGTATTGACTGGACAATGTATATTATTACACATGGACAATGTATGTCATTTTAGGTGTTTGAATACAAACGCAGTGATAGCAAGGGATTAGAGCCTATTCAAACATTATAACATTATAACAGTATAAAATAGTGCTTCGGGGTAGAAATCAGAATATACAATCTGTATATTTACTCAGTTAACTCCGTAAGAGCGTCCTGCGCAATGCACTTATAGCAAA